TATTATTTATATAGTAGAGTAAATCTATTAATATTTTAAATATAGAAAGTAGACGTTATGTCTGCCCAAGTATTTCCAAATCATTCAGTTGCACCATTGTGTGCTGGTAAAATCTACACTCTATATAGAATGCCAGGGAGTAATGCATATACGTTAACTATTAAAAGTAACGATGAAATCTTAGCTATAGTAGATAAAGAAACCGAGCTAGATACGCTAACCCATATTCTAAACGAGATAAAAACTTATCAAATAGTATATGGGTATTCATATGCTATTAGACTAAATCTTGATATAACAGAAATGGATATAGATACGTTTAAATATCTATATAGAGCATTAATACAACATAATAACGATATGGATGTATATATCTATAATGCAATTGGCTATGGTGCTATACTAGCTACTCTAGGTCGTAGTAAAACTATGCAAATAGATGGTGCGTATGAGTTGCGTATATCTAATAGAGATATAACTAGTAACCCTAAAATCGTCGAGCTGATTAAGAATCAGTTTGCTCGATACCTAAATGCACTAGCACTGTCTGGTGAAAAATGGGAAGATGATATATTTTATCTAGGTATAACATTTACCATAGAGGATTTATGTAAACATAACCTTATAGATTATGTAGATGCATACGATAGGATATATAGTAGTAAATAATCACAACACCTGTAGACCTTAAGGTCTACAGGTGTTGCTTAGTTATATTTTATTTTTCGTAAAAGTGAAAAAAATTCAGTTGTATATAATTTACGTAGTATAGGATTAAGAATTATTAATTCTAACATAGGACTAGCATATGCAATCCTATACTTAATTCTATATCGCGAGAAACTTAATATGTTTACACAAAACATTATTAAGGTCAAGTCGCTCTCGTCACAGAGCGACTTAGATCGCAAAAATCTTTTAGATTTAGCTAAAGCTGCAGTTAGCGGCGACACAAAAGAGCTGAATCTAAAAGCAAAAGCTATGGACCTTAATAGCTTCCAAATGGATGCTGTTAAGGAAATAGCACGTAGATATTCTAAGTAATATCTACATATGCTGGATAATTAATTATCCAGCATATAATATCTTATTAAGATAGAAATAAAACATATAGTATTTCTATCTTAATAAGATAAGAGAAAAGAGTTGCCGGGCACGGCTATATAATCTAAATAAAGATAAGAAAGGATTAACTATGCTAACAAATAATTTTGATTTCGATTCTATGGTTGCGTCTATGAACGCACGCTTCGAGGCTAATGGTGGAGAGAGGCAGGCCCGCCACGCTGCAAGCGTGGCTGAGATGCGTGCGGAAAACGACGCGAGATTCGAGGCTATGCGCCTTGAACGCGAAGCTACAGACGCTGTATTCCAAGAGCGCCTTAGCGCTCTTGAGGAAAAGGAGTTGGCGGCTAATGTAGACCGCCTTATCACTAACATTTGCATGTTAGTGAATACAACAAGAAGATTTTCATAATCTCCTAGTTGTATAAGGATAACATCTAATGTTATCCTTATTTTTTTTTTCTAGATGGTTGAAAATTAACCTTAAAGGATTGACTTATGTTTTTTATACAACCTTATGAAACGTTAACGGGTAAACTAGTTAACACTTCTTTAATAACTAATAGTATCCTTAGATACATAACTGGAACAGGAGGACAGGATCTGTCTTATGGTTTCCCTATAGCTGGTTATGAGACTATCTATATTACAGGTAAAAATAAAGAAGAGAAAGATATGTTAGTGTGGGATTTTCCATTACTATTTAAAGATGTTAGAAATAGACTATGTGTAGCTATAGATCTTAGACCTTATGTAGTTAACGCTAATAAACCTTTTGAGTCTCTATCTGAAATCGCTAGAGATAAAACAGCTATAACTCTACTACAAGTCTTAGCAGCTGTTACTGAGAAAGTAAATAATGATGTTAATTATATCAAACCTATATTAGCAAATATCTCAACTGCATTCACAGCTATTATACTTTCAGCTGTAAATAGAATAACTGCTCTTAATGCCATAGATAAAGTAAACATTGAAATAGCTTGTCATATCTATATGCATATGCAGATGTATCCTAATAATAACGTACGCGATGATAGTGAAAGGATAGTTAACTTCTTACATAAGGTTAGATTATCAGCTCCATTAGATAGAAGAACACTTCAAGTTAGAGTAGATAGTATCCTAGGTAATGAAAACCTTAATACTAAATTGATTAGTTTCTCTCTACTAGGAGAACTACTAAGAGGATCTATACCAGAAGATATGAGTTCCGTAGTTAATATGGATGCTATAACTAATATGCTCAATAACTCTTGGTTTGGTCCAGGATCTACTAAAGCTACTTATATAGCTATAGAGTATCTACCTATGTTAATAGCTATGGTATATTCTTGTGCTACTAGTGGACTATATAAGAATACTAAAATAGGACTTGCTATAGAGAATAGTAAGAAGTATATAAAACTAGAAGAAGTTGAGAACTTTATATTTAACAATATAGTTAAGAAAGAACTAGGGGAACTATGAAAAAACTTAAGAAGTTATATAACTGGATAATACCAACATGTATGTTCTTCTTTATGGAAGGTGTTAATATATTCTTTCCATACTACCCAGCATGGGTTATGAAATATGGTAAGAAAGCAAGAGCTATCGTATATGGGTATTGGTTAGTAAATAAACCTACAAGGTTCTATAACTTCTTATCTTCAGAGTTAGGAACCGTTACAGGATATAATATAGATAAGGATTACGCTACTATACATTTATGTTGTAGGAAAACTAACATCGATACTATATTATACTTAGGTAATTTTAACCAATTCAATAACGATACATATCTTAGAAAGGTTTATAACCTTCTAAGATATTATTTCTTTTATAATTTCGTTTGGATATGGCTAGATGATTTAAACAATATAGTAGGGATTAATAAATCAGCACTTACTAAAGATAATACGGTCTTAGCTTCAGAGTTTTTAAAACTTCCTATAGCTAAAAGAGTTAAACTTGTAGATAAGATTAAGTTATATCCTAGTGTATTCGATAGGACATATCAAGATCCTACTAAGTATATAGAACTTAATAAGTTTAAAAATAGGATTTGGTTTGTTAAACATCAATACCTATATAACTACCTAAGAGATAAAGCTGTTAAGTCTACATATGAAAATCAATATTGTCTAGGTAGTAAGAATGGATTTATTTATAACCCGGGATTAGATAGAGCCTGTTTAACTATTATAGGCTATAACATTATACTAAGGAAGAAAATATGAAAGGTAAGTTCGTAGTTATAGAAGGATTAGACGGTGTAGGTAAAAGTACATTGATACGTAATCTTAATAACGTAATGACTAAGGTTGTTACGTTCTCTCCATCTACATTATGTAAAACAGAACTATGGAAAGATAAACTAGATTGGCTAACTGGTATAAATGGTTTACCTAATGGTATTCCATTATATAAGATAGACTATGATGCAATACACGACATAATCAAAGTTATCAATAGTATCCTAGATATGCTACATGAAGAGATTAAGATCAATGGTCATAAGTGTAAACATAATGATAGCTATAAATATAACTCTCTTATGTCTGCTTATATAGAGTTAGGAGTATTATTAACACCATTGATAAACTATTTAAAAGATCAAGGTTATGTAGTTATAGCAGATAGATGGATGGCTTCTAGTATAGCTTATAATGGTCTAATAGAAAATACCTATGTAAGTAAAGCTATGCAACTTAGTACTAAACTATCACGAGGATATTTATGTTACAATCCTAATGTAGAAATAGAAGATGATGATATCGAGTTATACCAACACCTAACTAAGTTTCTACATACGTCTGTTCAAGATGTTATAGTTCCAGATGCTTTTATATATCTACAAGAGAATATAAGCGGTATAATAGAAAACATAAATAAACGAGGTGAAGCTTCTATATTCGAAAGTGAACGTAAATTAACCAGAACATCTGAAGTATATGGAACACTGATACGAACACAGCAGTTAGGAGATAACGCAGTATTAAACCTAGGCGAATCTATAAGCGTATTTTCTAATGTACTTACATTAGGAGAGAAGTTAGTTACAGAGAAAGTCTTAGAGAGATTAAAGTTACTCTTAGATACTCAATATTTTTTATAAAAGAAATATATACTACCTATAGGCATATGCCTATAGGTAGTGTGTTTCTTTTATCGTAAAAGTCAAAGATTTTCAGTTGTATATTATTTACGTAGAGTAGGATAAGAATCCTAGATAATCTTATAATCCAAACCTACTCTACGTGGAAAGGAAAACCGTAATGGTTAATCCGTTCAACGAGGTCTTTGGTGCTATGCTCCAGTTCCAACACGAACATAGCAATGAAGAATATTTTGCTATTCTAGACAGCATAAGAAATACTCTTCACCAAAGAGGAGGCTCTATAGAAACTTCTAACGTGTTAAAACACCTAGAAGACCTAGAGAGCTACAGATGCAACATGAAGTTGCAAGGCGCTACTAAGGAACAGCTAGATAGCTTCTATAAAGAAGCACTATCTGACCTGTATCCGTTAGAAGCCAATATTCGTATGCCATTTCGCATACAATAGTCCTTTAGGGACAACTTAGGGAGTAATCCCTAAGTAATCTTATTTAATAAAAATAAAGGGAGACAATATGAATATACGAAATCAAATTATTTTTGGCCAAAAGTATATGGCGGTTGAAGAGGTATACATCCTCGATCGACTAAATGAGGACAGTCGTATGACTGTTCACGATAGCCAGAATGACTACGTAGATACACGCGTAGTCATTACCCGTGCCGATGCAGATGGTTATGTTTATGCCCGAATACTCGACGGGGAGGGTCGAGGTATTGGCGAGGAACGCCAAGTTAAATCTGGATACTACATATCTGGATGCGAGTACGCCCAGTTGGTGATCTAATCACCAACTGTGTTGACGGCTTATTTTTTTTTTATAAAAATATCATCCTACTAACCGATAAGGTTAGTAGGATGACTTTCTAAATAAAAGGAAACTTTGTTTAAGTTCAATTATAGAGGTTAATGAATAGTTCTTCTAACTTCTTACCATATTTAAAATCTGGTTTGTTAAAGTTAATTCTACGTTTAATAAGCTCAGGGTCTCTATTATGAGCTAGTGTAGATAGTGTAGCCATAACATACTGATACTCTAGGTAATCATGTCCTGTTCCAGGGAAATATTCTGCATATAGAGAATATATAGAAGGAATGAAAGACGTCTGGTAATACTTTCTAAATAGAAGTAGAAGTATCATTAGTTTAGCATTAGATACATATGTATCTTCATCGTCTAGGATACGTTTAAGTCTACCAAATAGCTCGTGAACTTTATTAGCAAATGCTGTTGGATCATTAGTTAGACCATTGACTACTGCAGTGTTATACTCTTCAAACTCTTCAATAACTGCTTTATAAGCAATGTTAGTTCCATTGGAGATAATCTCAAGTTTCTCATCATCTCCTATGTCTTGTCTAGCTAATGTAGACTTAACTAGAGTATATGATTCATCTAGGTCTATGTTACGACTAGCTTCATATTTATCAACTGGTTGTTCTTCAGAAGCTGGTGTCTCTGGAGCTTCTTCAGATCCTTCAGAAGCATTTTCAGTATTCTCTTCAGTAGTTGCTGTAGTCTCTTCAGAGTTTTCAGTATCTACTTGAGTTTCCTTTTGACTCTCTTCCTCTGTAGTCTCTATAGACTCTTCTTGGTTCTGTTCGTTCTCTAGAACACTCTTATTGTTTTTAGGCTTATTACTCTTAGCCATAATCTTTCTCCTTATGTGTAATTATTTAGGTCATATAGCCTAAAGTCATTTATTTCATTAGACTTTAAGCTTCCCATATATCATCTACTTCAACTGGAACCTTAGTAGAGAACTCATTAGTCTCTTGTTGTTGTTTAGGTTCAGGTGTAGATAATGTCACCTCTTGAACGGAACTAGGTTGTTTAGCTTCTATGTTTTCTACTACTCCATTATTAGTAGCAGATAGAAAACTTTTAATATCCTGTAGATAGTTTTTATTCCTTAAGTTAAAAGCTGATATATTAGCAGCATTCGCTAATTTCAAAATGAACCATACGCTACGTGAGGTTTTAATATCGAAACTTTTATTTAACGTATTATTACCACAGTTAGTATAGATTAGAACTAAATCTACTGGAGTATCTAGATTTTCACCCAGTAACATCTGAACCATTCTAGCAAAATAACATCTTACTATATCTTTAGGTATCTTAAGGAATCCTTTATGATATGCACAAGCTACTTGATAACTTAACTTAGTAGTTCCTTTAGAACCTATAGCTGCATCATCCGCATCACTTTTGGCTTTATCCCAGAGTTTAAATAACTCAAACTTAGCATTAGGAATATTTCTAATAGCTAAATCTATAGGATTCTTATTATTACCCTCTGTTCTATAGATATACCCTTGTTTAAATAACGAAGTGCATGTAGCCTCTAAGAGCTTCATATACTCATCGGTTATTAACCCATTGTCAAATACGGTAAAGTATTTCTTACCATTACTCTTAAATAAAGACGTATCTATTTCTTTAGGAAATATATTCTTATCCTTAAAGAAATTATCCTCTTGTTTCTTATTATCGGACTTACTGTTAGATTGCTGTTTAACAGGCTCCGGTTTACTCTCCAACATGGATTGATAATTATCAAGATCCATAACATTTACTCCTTATATTCTTAAAGTTAATTCAGTCTATCCTAGTTTATCAAGATTAACTTACTTAATCATATCTACCATTTCAGTCTTATGTATTTTCTTAGTCGCATTATGCATCTTCTTAAGAGATAATGTTAAGATGGTATTAGACATAGAGGTAGCTTCTATAGTAGCTCCTTTTCTATAGTTAGCTAAGTTATCACCTGCACATATAGAACAATATGTAGGATGTTTATATCCACAATACATAAAAGAGCGTAGCATAATAGTTTTACCTATTAGTTTAGTACCATCCTCTATTCTAACAGACTGATTACCAACAATCATATACCTACCGGTTAATGAATGTGCTATATCTTTATTAACAAAAACCTCTTTACCTCTCTTAGTACCACAATCGCCAGGTTCTATAGTAGTACTAGCTGTAGCACGTAATGCTACTTTAGCAATAACACCACCGTCTTGAGTTTCAGCACCACGAGCAAATGAACCAGCTCTGTTTGCATTATATATAGCAGTTAACTGTTTCTTATCTTCCGGGTATCCTTCTAGAAGACTATTGAATACTACAGGAGACTCTGAACCTACATTACCAAATCCAGCATCACTACCGAAACTTAAGAACATTTTAGATCTTGCATTTTCTTTAACTTTACCAGATACTAATTTACCATTAGTAGGATCATCTGCTAGATACTTCGCATCTTCTTCTTTTAACCTATTACCAAATTCAATAACTCTAACGCTATCTTTATACCAGTTCTTACCGTATAACTTATCAAACTCAGCAGCTAAATCTTTCTTAAACTTAGCTATACCTGGAGGAGGAGTCATTGCTTTATAAGTAGCTGCTATAGTTACTATTCTGGATACTCCTTGTAACATACCACAACTATTAACAAAATCAATATACTCTTTAACGGTTATTTTGTCTGCTTTCAATGCTTCACATACTAATGACTCAAAACTACTAGCTCCTGTAGACTTATTAACGTATTCTATTTTATCGTTAAAGTTTCTAGCTAATAGAATATAGTTAACAATAGCTCTACCTACAGTGGTATCTATCTTATCTTTAATATTAACTATATCTGCGTTAAATAGAAGTACTTGATCTTTTAACAAAAGTAAAGGTTTTTTAGTAGTTCTACCTTGAACTTCCTGATACTCATCGTTCATAAGCACGAAGTACTTATCTTTCTCTATTTTAAAGTAATCGTTACTATTTTGCAATGGTATAGTCATAGTAGCGTAGAAGAACTTAAGCTTACTTAATAGATCGTGTCTAAGTGCATACTGAAAATACTCTGTCGTACTTATCATTTAGTTATCCTTTTATAGCTTCTATATATTCTAGTACTTTAGGTGCTAGAATATCTAAAGCATCTTTATACGTAAAGTTAGTTAGAGCTCTGAAGTTAATATAGGTAGTTAACGTAGATAAATCTTTTATAGGCTTATCGACAGATAAGAAGTTAACAGCTGCTATCTCTAAAGCTATAGGTTCTACATCAGTAGCATAACTATCTATACTATCATATAGTTTATCTAGATAAGTATCGAAGTTAAATACAGCTTGACCATAGTATAATAGATCTTGTACTACATAAGTAGTTACAAATCTTTTATCCACTAATAATAATGGTCTAATAGCTAATATATCATCGTTATTGATTTCTTCAACACCTCTATGTAACTTAGCTCTAAAGTAACTACGTATATAATCGAACCATTCTTCAGACACGTTACCTATCATATCGAATATTTCAGATTCTCTATAAGTAGCATATTGACTTACTATAGAAGTAAATCTCTCTATAGGGTCTATAGTCTCATCACCTAGTTGTTCTAACAGATCTTCTGTGGATGGTAAATCTACGTTAAAGATAGTTATGTAAGCTGATAAGAAATCTTCTAACTGATAGAACGTACATTTAGTTATATCTATAGTTATATTATAGAACTCTAAATAGTTCTGTATAGAACGTTTCATATAGATTTCAAGTTCATCTGGTGTAGAAGTCTCATCTTCAGTTCTCTTAATGATCTCTATAAGTCTTTCTTCTATTTTCTCTAGGAATATTATATTCTTATTATGTCGTATCTGGTTAAGACCGTTAAGATGTTGGAATATATTAACCCATCTTACAGTATTATCCTTATAGACATTTTCTAAATATAAATACAACTCGTTTTCTAATGGATAATCTACAGTATAAGTTTCTACCGTAGATACCGTATCTTGATCTTCATAGACATTATCTTCCATAGTCCTATTCCTTAATATTTTAATTGTTTCTCGTAGAAACACTAAATAAGGTAAGAGGTAGGTTACTTAAACCTACCTCTTACTTCTTACCACAGAATGCTGAAATATCTATATAATGGAAATCGCATATAGTTCTAAAGAAAGCTTTAGTATCTCTAATCAACTTATCATTAACACTATTAGAGCTTACAGTACCTATAAGTCTAAATGGAGCTAACATAAGAACGTTAATTAAAGGATGTTGATATATGCTTCTATCTAACAATGCATAGTTTAACCACTCTATAGCATAATAAGATATAAATAAATCAATGTTACTTCTAACCCATTCTACATCTAGTTCGTGTATCTTCCTATTAATAAACTTAATAGTAACATTAGGAAACATTCTATTAAGTATAGTTAGTAGTAACGTAGACCCGGCTTGACTTAGTTTATACGGAGATACATTGATAAATATAACTATCTCAGTATCATCTAGATCTTTCTCTAATGTATCTAAGATATAGTCCTTAATGATATCCTGTATCCTAGTAGCTGGAGCTAGGTTAAGTAACTTATCGGATCTATATTTATAGTAATGATTAAATATAATATCCGATAGTGTTCCAAAGTTATCACGCACTCTCTTATGGTAGTTATGTTTACCTATAGAATATTCACCTTGGTTGGTTAGTAACCCTAGCATAACTACTCTGGTATCGAATAGACTATCTAGATCAGTATAGACGGCTTTCATTCTTCCTCTCCTCCATAGCTTCAGCTTGTATCCTATTTTCTTCACTACGTAGATCACCGCATACTTCTAAAATAGTCTCTCCCATAGGTATAGGTAACTCTAACCATTCTGTAAATGTAATACCAGTGTATTTTAAACATTGAGATACGTTATAACGTTCTAAGTAGTCTGGAAGCTGGTTAAAAGCTTCCAGGTCATCTTCTTCTCTATACATAACATCTAAGAACAATTCAACCTCTATAGGATCTCTTTGTAACTTAGACGTAACTGAATGGTAAGCATATCTTAGAGACATGATAGCATCCATAGCAGATATTCTTACTTTTCTGTCTAATGTCTTTTCTACTAAATCTAGCCACTCGTTGTTAGCTATATACCTATCTTCTAAAGTATAGAAATCATTAGGTCTAGGAGTTTTATTATCTACTCCGCTTTTCCTACTGTAATACGAGCGGCTAGGTCGAAAAAAAGTGTCTCCATAGCTAGAGGTATAAGTTCTTTAAATATAGGCTTACTATGTGCATGTTGCTCAGCTTTACAATTAGGGCAAGTGAAACTAGGTATGGCTACTATAGCTATAGAGCCATCTTCTATAAACTTCAATATGTTACGTATGAACGTATTGACGTTATCAGTTTCTCCAGTAGTGCTACCCATAAGTGCTTTAGAGACAAGTTCTCTTTCTTCTAATAGTTCACCTCCTGCTTCTATACCTTTTACAAATGAATTATAACTAACCATTCTCATAATGTAGGTTACGTATTGAATCATTTGTTCTTTTTCACTAGGAGTATATTTACTAGTTAAAGAATCTCTTACTATTCTAGTTACTTCATTTCTCCAATACTCAGACTCTGATAGATAGTCTGATAATGTAGGTATCTTAAGAATAACTTTAGCTTCAATAGCTATAGTATCAGGTGTAAATGGAAACGATTTATCTTTAATTAGCTTATAGACTTCTTCTTGGTATTTAATAACCTCTTGTTTACCTACACTACCAGATCCATTAGTAGATATTTGTTTAACCATCCACTCTGGTATCTGACTATCGTTAACCCATAGTATCTTAGTAGGGTCAAGCTTACAAGATGCTGAGAAATCACATTTAGGTTTACCATCTTCTATAACGTTAACATTATTACAATTTACATTAACGGATAATCCTTGTCTGGTTATAGAAGATATAACTGCTAGATATAGTATATTTAAATCTAAGATAGAAATATAATCCAGAATATTATCTTCCATTAGAGATACTTGTAACGTAGAACTATCCAATAGATCCATAAGTAGCTCTAAGAAGTACTTATGTGTTAATGATGTATAGTTACTATAGATAAGACCCATAGTATTAGCACCTACTTCTGATAGTTCCTTAGTAAGCTTATTATAAAACCCTAAGATATCAGTTGGAGTTGGTGGGCGTACTATAATCTTAAATCCACTATGCCATAATGGAACTATAATTCTATCACCTTTATTAGACTTAGCCATAAGTTTATAGAAAAGTTTCAATTGGTCAGTCTTAACACCAGGCTTACTATACTTATCAGGATCCATAGCTTTTATATTAAGATCTTTACCTGCTATAGACGGTTGGTTAGTAAATGTATCAGATTCATTAAGTTTAGTATTAAACGTATCGTAAGATACAGTTAGGTTTTCTTCACCTACGTTTAGAGTCTCTGAAGATGCATTATATTTACCACCCAGTCTATCTAATGTAATAGCCTGTGAAGATTCTAAAGTAAGGTTATCAAAATCTACATCTGATATTTCAGCATCTCTTTTATTAACCGTCTTATTACTAGTAGATGGAAGTATAATCTTAGAGAATGGAGCTTCTGACATAGCTTCCATAACTTCGCCCGGATTAACCTTAGTTACATCCTTATAAGCTTCATCTGTAAATTTAGTAGGTTTACCTACAAACTCATTAGGAGCAGGTTCGTTAAGAACCTGCTCTTCTTTCTTGTCTTCTAATTGGATATCGTTATTCTCCATTGTTTCCTCCTGATGAACTTGTATCGGTAGATGGTGTATCTACTGTTTCTGTCTCTATGATAGCTTGGTCATGTTGATTCTGAACAGTTTCTTCTATAATAGCCGCAAACTCTGGGTTATTCTCCATAAGTCTAGCAGTTTCTGAAGATACACGTTTAACTTCCTCTTCATACTCTCTAACAGATTTAACCATATCTTGTGTAGCAAGAGATGTAATATTTCTAAGCTGACCTTTAAGAGCATTAACAGCAGCCTGAGTTTCTTTATTAGCACCTATTACAGCAACTAGATCTGGGAGTACTTGTTCTATCATAGGTTCGATGTTCATAATCGACTCTTGATATTCGAACATTAGAGATGTACATAGACCACTCTCTGTCTCGTTAAGACATTTACCTTTCTTAAAAATAAGTCCACCTTTTTCATTAACCTTAGGATTACCATTTTCATCTTTCTCAGCGTGCATAACGTTAATCTTACTTACAGATTTGATTATATCTCCTAAGATATGATAGTAACCTTTGAATGTTTCATTAGCTTTACTATCAGACTCTATCTTTTCTTTATAGTCATTACCTATAGCTCTACCTACAGTATCTAAGTAATGTAGTGCTCGAACTAAATCTCTGTTTAGTTCTATAAGCAGATTCCAGTCAACTTGTCTAACAGGCTTCTGGTTAAACTTGGCTTTGAGTTTAACTCTGGCTCTTTTAGTATTCCTATTCTTAGCCATTTAGCTTTTTCCTTTCTTTTACTTGGGTTTAGGTCAAGTATATGTTAGAATACTATATATTAGTGATATCTATAACTATAATGCGTATTATATTTCCATTTGGGTTTTTAAACATGCTTTTTCCTACTTTGGGTAGATTAATACGATGTTTAGGTATCAACAACCAATTCGTGATGAAGTGATGCTAGGTATTCCCTAGCATCACTTTTTTATTTTTATTATAGATAACATATGAGAAATCTTTAACTATATATTCTTTATATAGTAGGGATTTTAGTAAGAGCTCTACAAGTCAACTTTATAAGGAGAACACTATGAGACTTATACTTGCTATCTTATTGATAGCTACATTTAGTTTCGGAAAGACCTATAAAGATCAACTTAATGGTCTAAATGAGTTCCAACGTGAAACGTTGGTTAGTAGCCTTAGGGCAGGTAAAATGTTTAAGAATAAAGAACATGGAATTATCTTAGCCGCTATAGCCTGGAAAGAATCTAATCTAGGTATGCGTAAGATAAACGATAAAGATGGTAAACACGGTTCTTGGGGTGCACATCAGATACTTCTAGACTCTGCTCTCAAGCGTCTAAAGGATCTTGAGAAAGTTGTAGGTAAGAATAATATAGCTAAGTTATTATATTATTCAGATACCTTCAGTGCTGCTATGGCTACTAAGGAACTTACTTATTGGAGTAAAGTTCATAAAGGTGATCTAGAGAAGACATTAGCATCCTATAATGCAGGATGGAAATCTACAGAGTCTTCTAGAGGATTGAAATATGCTAAAGATGTACAATATAGGGCAAAGCTTATAGCAGAGTATATAGAAGCTAATAATATAGCTGTTTAAGTTTTTGAAAAGTAAGAGATAAGAGTTCAGGTAGGATAGGGACGTCTCCCTATCCTACCTAACTGATTTTTTTTTTATTTAATTCAAGCCATCTGAGCCTTGTGTGATTAAACCACCTTGGAAATATTAAGGAAATATACGATATGTCGAAACCTATAGATATGAATATATTTAAACGTCCTATAGAGACGTATTTAGTAAAATCTAATCCTGTTAAAGACTATATAGAACAATCTGCTACATTTATATCTAAGATAAAAGATATCCCTTATGAAGATGCTGTTCTTAGGATAAAGAAAATACTTAAGAATGGTAATATTAAAAATCCTATAGTTAAATACGTAACTAAGTTAGAAAATGGTGATACTACTATAGAGCAAGATACGTTAACTAACTATATCAAATCTACTCAAGACGCTAATGAAGTATTAGTTCCATCATTTACATCATATGTCCACCCTAGTGTTAGAATGTCGTTACACTCAGCATTCATTAGCCTTAACGTAAATGCTAGAAAAGAAGATAAGAAGCTAGCTTTTATGTACAAACAACAAGGTAATAAAGAGAAAGCTGCTTTTTACGATAATATGCAAAAGACACGTAAGATCTTTAACAACTCGTTATCTGGGTCTTATGCTTCTAATGGAACTATATTATATAATCCATCTGCTCATTATACATTAACTTCTATAACACGATGTGTTAGTTCTATAGGTAATGCAGTTAGTGAGTCTATGATAGGTGGTAATAAATTATTTAAAGATCCTGAAAGTGTATTTAACTATATAACTGCTATTTTAACCTATAGTAACTTTAAGTTAATACAAGAGGTTATGACTAAGTATAATCTTCATTATCCTACTGTAGATGAAGTTATGGAATCTATAATGTATTCTACGCAATGGTATTGGAATATACCTAGGCGTATGGGGGAGATAAGATACTATGTAGAAAAACTAACTCCATTAGAAAGAGCTGCTGTATTATATACTAATGATTTCTATCATCTTCGTGAATATAATCCGGATATAGTTAGAAAACTTATAACAGATATATCCCAATTGAAAACTAATTATAGCGATGATAATATAAAGGATATATATAATTCTCCAGAAGGAGTATCTAACCATGCCCATAATATCTGCTCTGATATGATTAAAGGTTTAGCTATAGATTACGATGCTATGAAAGGAACTAAAGAACTAGATGCTATAGCATCAACTACTAAATACGTATCTGAAGTCTTAGTGGATTATAAGGATTTATTCCATGCATTTTTCGTTACAGATATAGCTCCTGTTAATATAGCCTATATGAAAGATATGTTAAGACGTTCTATAGTTCTATCGGATACAGATAGCACTTGTGGTTCTTACGACGATTGGGTCAAGTGGTATTTCGGAGAAGATAGGTATGCTAACAGTAGTAGTCATATAGCAGTAGCATCATCTGTTATGACTATAGTAACTCAAGTTATGGACCATTATATTAAAATCCTATGTGGAACTATGAATATAGCTCCTGATAGATTTGAATTATTAAAAATGAAAAATGAGTTCTACTGGTATTCGTTCATAACTACGAATATGACTAAACATTATTATGCAGATATTGGAATACAAGAGGGTAGAGTATTTACAGTTCCTGAGAAAGAAGTTAAAGGTGTTAACCTTATAGCTTCTAAGATTAACATAATATATAGGAAAGTAGGTGAATCTCTTATGGAGTATGTTAAACAACAAAGTAGAGATGGTAATCAGATAGATCTACATTATCTTATAACTAAAGTAGCTGATACTGAACGTTCTATTATAACGAAAATGAAAGAAGGTAGTTTAGACATCTTTGGTATAGATAAGATTAAACCTGCTGGAGCATATAGCTTAGAACCTACTAAATCCAACTATGTTCATTACTTACTATGGGAAGAAATATTTGCTCCTAAGTATGGACATGCTATGGAACCTACATACCAAGTTATTAAAGTTCCAACATTACTAGACACGGCTAAAAAGATGGATGACTATCTAGCTAACTTAAAAGACCAAGAGTTAGCTACACGGTTACGTAATTTTCTTAATAGGGTAGGTAAGAAATATTTAGGAACATATAGAATACCTATACTTATAGTAGGACAGCATGGATTACCGGAAGAAGTATTCCAAGCTCTTAACTATAAAAGATTAGTTCTAGATAACTGTTCACATTTATCTACTATATTAGAGACTGTAGGGTTTTATAAACCTACAGATGTTCTTATATCCGAAATGGGACCTTATTGAGTTAATTAGTCTTGTCGTAAATTTAATTAGTGTTAGGAACTGAATACTATGTTGAAATTATATAATTTAAAACATGGTCAACTTCCTGAAGTAAATATAGCTAGTGTATTAGAAGTAACTAATGGTATCAAGAGAGGTTATCCTTATATCACTCCAGTTCATAATGTAGGATTATACTTACCGTATGATTCTAATAAAGAACAAAAAGGTGTATCGGTTAAAGGTAAACTCTCTGCTCCACCTATGATTGCTTTTAAACTATTATCTATAGCAGATATTGGAACTTCTTTAGATAAACCTTTACCTACGGACGTATGGTCAAGTGATGAAGAGACTTTTGTAGTTCTAGATGTTATAAGAAATATAGTATACCTAACTAACAAAAATGAACTGGATTTTATATCTAAGACAATGATATTATTCAATAACCTACCTGTAACTGATTTACAGATTATTAATAATACTAAGGTATGGTTCGTAAGTTCTAATTTACATATAAAGGAATAACTATGGATTCTAGTATGAATACTAGATTTAAGTGTGTTGGTGTTGGTATAGCTACTAAAGATAAAGAAGAAGACAGTGTGTACTTAGAAGTACACCCTGTCGAAAATATGCCGTCTATGGAAGGTGATTTTAACCAACCTGATAAAATCAATTACCAAGGACAGGATACTTCAGGTAGCCATACTTCTTTTTCTACAGAACGAAGTAAAACCATAACTTGTAAATGGATAGATCTATATAACAGTAATAGATCATCTGCTCCAGATGTTGTTATAGGAGAAAAAGTACACTTATGGCAAATGGCAGGTGAAGACATCTACTACTGGACCGCTATATCTGTAGAAATGAGAAAACTAGAAAAAGTTATCTATATGTATGCTAATAAGAGAGAATCTAAACCTAATGATGATAACGGAGAAGAAGCTTATTATTTCTTAGTAGATACTAGGAATAAAGAATTAGTATTACATACAGCTAATAATGATGGTGAAAAAAGTCTATATGATTTTATCTTAAATACTCTAGAAGGAGAGTTTACTATAAGAGACTTACAAGGTAACTATGTTCACCTTGAATCTACGTTAGTTAACGGTAGATTAAGTTTTAACGTAAATGATAAAGTCCAAGGAACAACTACACATACTGTATTAGAGTCTAAAGAGACTATAACTACAACAACTAAATCAGAGGTTAAGAACAATGAAACTTCAGTTACCAATACAGCTCAAAGTCACGTTATCAATACTACTACTTTTAATGTTTATAGTGGTAACGACAATCTAATAGACATCTTTATAGATTGGTTAAAATTTGACCAAGGAGAAGTCCATATATGCCCACATGGTTCTACGTATATGAGCGGCGGTAGTGTTGCTCAACACCAAGCTATAATAGAAAGATTAGAAAGGTTAAAAGCAGGAGATGATAGAAATCCTGGACTTAAGTTCGATCCTCCTCCAGAGGGTAGATAAGAAAATAACATAATAAGGAAAATAACATGGGAGATAATAGAGTACTTCCTATAGGTTTAAAAGCAGTATTTACTTTTTTACCACCATATGATGAAAAATATAGCAATAAGGAATATGAAGTAGCTGAGATACGTAAGTTAAAAGCTATCGTAGATAATGAAGGTTATCCGTATGAAAATATCTACGAATTATTCGGTATGTCTAAAGATGACTATATAGAAGATCTTAATAATGATGTTCCTATAGTATCATTAACCCAAGATAATGAAACATACTTATATGTTCCTATAGATAGGATTAAAGACATACCTCCATTCATAGGTAGAACTGCTACAGAGCTACTTATTACATTTTCATTAGGATTAGTTCCAGATGATGTTAATATAACCCCTATGGTAGATAATATAAGGATGATGATAAACGATACGTTAAACATACAACCTGAAGTTATAGCTATACCAGGAGGACCTACAGTCCTTATGACAGATGAAGATTATACTCGATATATCAGTATGATGAAAGGTAAACAAAGATCCTATAATAAGTCTTATAGAGTTTTATACTTAGAAGAAGTAGAACGTAATAGACTTATGAGAGAAGAGAAAGCTGAGATAGAAGGTTTCATAGGGGATATATTAAGTCGATAATAAATACTAACAGGTATAGGAGAAATCCTATACCTGTTAGCTGTATTTTACGTTAATAATCCAATCATCGTAGATGTCATCATAGTCATCTTACGACTATCGTTAAGGACTGATATAATAGCCCATTTCTTACGAAGCTCTTGATATTGCTCTTGAGCATCTGCATAACTATCTACTATATCCTTTATTATAGATAGATCATGTCCTGCATATAGGAATCCTTTATCTAACTTAACTCTTAATGTATTATATATATACATCTTAAGTCCTATAGTAAACATCTCAGCTACAGCCATATAGTAAGGAGGCTGAATGTTTTCTAACATAGCGTTATTAGCTATAGAACAAGATAACATCCCACCATATAGATCTTGTGGATATGCTTCTACAAGAACTTGATTTTCTCTAACTATTTCTAATCTAGCAGTCTGTACTATATTATTAGGTAACTGAGTACCCATAAGTTTTCTACCTTCATATACTAAAGGAGACATACACGGTGGTGTATATGCACTATTCTGATATACAGATTGTCCACTTACTATAGAGTATACAGAAACTATAGGTCTATTAGCAGTTAGTGATTTAGGTACTGTTATGATAAACGATCCCATATATGTAATATCAGTTCTATCTACAGCTGTCATAGTACATTGTGAAATATCTATTAGTGTTTGAACTCCGCCTATAAGAGACATATCCAACATAACTACTGGACGTAAAAATTGTGTTAGGATTCTTTCATCAAGTTTAGTAGCATCTAATGGAAATTTCTTAGGGAATGCTAATTCTAATATCTCTATTGGTATAGCAGAACTTATTATATAGTTAAGACTATAAACTACTGCATTCATACGTCTTTCCTTTCTTCTTTTATTTCTTTCTGTTCTACATCTATTATAACTTCAGTAACTTCTAGATCTGTAGGAGTATTAGGAGCAACATATAGTTCTTCTTGTAGTCCCTCTGTAAGATGTGCTTGAACTAGTTCTGAAGTTTCAGATGTTTTAATTTTACCTTTTATACCATAACTACTAGCTATCTTTTTATTAGCTACTTTAGTAGCTGTCTTGGTAAAGATAGTTTGAAATGCATCTAGGAACCTAGTCATTAACGGAGATAACATATTTCTTTTCTTAAGGAATAGTTTTACTTTATGTACTATAAAGGCTACAAATATAATAATAAGTAAAACTGCTATACTAAAGAAAAACTCTGCCATAATAGAACCTTCTGTTTCTTCCTTAGGTCCATTATAATTAGGATTATACTCTGTACCATAATTCTGTTTCTTAGGTTCTTTAGGCATATATGGGTTATCTTGCTTATAAGGATCGTAATCCATATGTTCTTCATATTCTGCTGGATAATGAGATTCTTCCTGATAAGAAGAACCTATATCGTCAATATCATCTGTATTCATTTTCTTATCTCCATAAGATCATTCTATTACCTACGAATGTATCTAAATGATCTGTATATGTAAAATCATTTACTTTCATATCGTTAACTACATTTATAGATTCTAAATTAAGAAATGCTTGTTGGAATAACGCTTGTATAGTTTCATCGGTATTAACGGATGATTTAAACCCAGTCATTTCTTCAACAGCTTCGTTAAAAAATGCTATAATATCAAAGTTACGTTGGTTAATATTAGGAGCATCTCCGGTATCTAATGTAGGCATATAGATAAGCACTTGACTATCTTGACCGTTTCTCCAAACTCTAGCTATAGCTTGTTCGAATATATACATACGGAATGGTAGATCCATAGCTATGATAACATTAGCTGCTGTTAGTGGAACTGCTGTAGATAATGATTTATACGTAGTTATTAACGGATTACGTTTCTTATCTTTAGAAAATATATCAACTTCCTTAGTAAGGTTCTTAGTGTTATTACCATAGACTAATACTGGTTTCAACTTCTTAGACTCTAGAACGTTCTTAGCTATATCACATACTTCTATATAGTTAGAGAATATAATGGTTTTCTTAATGGTATTAGAAAACAACTCTATATAGTCTAACTCTCTAGCTATATCCATATGACATTTTATCCTAGCACCCATAACTACTATACCTAAACATTCACCTTGTATCTTTAACATAGGATATTTTAATATAGTCTTAGTCTCATGCCAGTCTCCTCTATATTTACTATCTAGGAACATAGCCATTTCTTTTTCTATCTTATTACATAGAGCAAGTTCGTTAGGGATGAACCTAATGTTATTCTTAGCAGCTGCTGTTTGGACTGTACGGAATACAGATAGATATTCTCTTAACGTATATTTAGATTTAGACTCCCATCCAGCTTTTAATATCTGTTCTAAGTAGATATTATAAGCTTCTTGATATCTATCCATATTTTTGTTTATGAACGATATTCTATTATCTATATACTCTTTCATCTGTTTACGTATATTATCTAACGTATAATCATTACCATTCTTAAGTTTAACAGGTATATAAGTTTTGATTACAGGTGGTAGATTAGCTTCTTCTTTCTCTATAACTACTGAAAGATCTTGGAATCTATTAACTAATGTTGGTTTAAGAAAATTAACAGGTTTCTTATAGATAGCTAATAACCTATTTAATATATCTCCACGTATATCTACATTAACAAGTCTTGCTAAATTGATAATCTCTGTAGAATAAGATTTAATAGGAGTACCTGATAATAGTAGGATATGATTAGACATAGACTTGTCTATGATATCTATAAGTAAGTTAGTTCGTTTAGATTTAGGATCTGCAAAGTTATGAGATTCGTCTATGATAACTACGGTTTCTTTATCTGCTATTTTATTTATAAGCAGTAATACTTGTTCCATAGCTTCATAGTGAGTTAGTATAAATCTTTCATCTTTATATTTACCTTCAGAACCTATAACATATACATGGTTATCTTTAGGATTCTTATATTCAGATTTTTCATTACTGTATCCTACTATAGATTTAACCCATACTTTATATACAGCATTATTAGGAGATATGATTAGTATCTTCTTAGCTTTTAACATTTCTGCTATAGCTAGAGAATTAGCTGTTTTACCTAACCCAGCTCCAGCATATAGAAGTAATCCTCTATTACCAGTATTTTCCTTATATCTACCATATTCTTTAAATATAGGTATCCAATATGGTAGTAATTCTTTATCCATAACTTTTCTAGCTATATTAATATCCAATTCGTACTTATACTTTACATTAGAAGAATCATCTTCTTGTGTAAAATGCTTTATTACGTTATTAAGATTAACAACATTAGCATATACGTTATTACCAGATATAACATGTTGGAATAATGCTAATACTTCAGGTAGGAATACTTGGTGAAATGAACATCTATTATTTTCTTTAATATAGAAGATATTATTACATAAATGTCTAAATTGATTATACATATAGTCTAATCTAAGTGGACCTGAAATAGTTATTTCCTTAGTAACATCATCTCTAGTTATATCAACTTTAAAAAACCCATCTAAGAACCCCATAATATCAACCTTATAATTTAATATAGTAAGAGCTAAAAGCCCTAAGTCACTGAAGCGAGTGAAACAAGCTACTGATAGGTTAATACCTATCAGTAGCGAATAAAACAAGCTACTGATAGGTATTAACCTATCAGTAGCGTAAATAAAAATTCATTTAACATAAGTGGGGGTCTATGGTGTGAATTGAGATGGAACCGACCCCCTGAACAAGAATACCAGTTACAAAACTCAAGACGTATCGAAAAGGCCTTAGTGACGACAACACTAAGATTCAGACGTTTTAAACATTTCGGACTAACGAAGACTTACCTACATCTTACTCCACCTATTCTATCTTTACTCTGTTACCAGCATATAATACTATATATAGCAAATAAAAAATCAAATTATTTTAATTATATATTCTTTATATAGTATAGATATTACAGGTGTATAACTCTGTAGTATCTATACAAATTATAAAGGAGACATAATGGACAGAAGTACATTATTATCCCGGATGTCACAAGAGCTACAAGCTCTTGTTGATATGATTAAGATGGAAGGCTCGCCAACAATCGATTGCCTTCCTCTTATAAAAGTTGGACTAGTTAAATATAATAACTACGTCCGAGAGTTCAGAGAGTCTAACTCATCTGATAGTTTTGAAGGTGCTATGAAAACCCATAAGGGAATTATGGGTATATATAACATAGCTCTTCAGAATAAGGGTAGGTTTTTATACTTTCCTACCATAAGTTAAAAAAAAAGTATGATGGTCCTATATAATTATATAGGACCATCAGATCTTACATAATTAAATCAGCTACCCGGAGACCCTTTGTCTACCGGGGGGCTTAACTGGG